ACTCTCTTCAAACGTTGTAAGTCTTACGATAAACTTTCCTCAACATCCTTCTGGGTTAATAGCCTTGAAAGATGATAATTCGCCTCACTTCTTTTCGGAGTAACTTGATTCACTTTACTGCCCTGCGTCTAAATTCGGTTCACGGCATCTTGGTTCGATTTCGTTCATTTCTTTTCAACTTGATTCACACGTTATGAGTGCTACGACAAACTCTTTTTAACATCTTTGATACTTAATAGGTTGACAAGATGATTGATCCCGCTCTTTTTGACTCTTTTCGACTAGTTGCCATTGTTATGTTGCTCTATGTCACGTTTTGCAACTCCCTTCCTTTCCCATGCGACTCTCACTCACTCTTAACATCGTATTGCACTCGTCTGACGTTTCATCTCGTTCTATCTCAATTCAATCGTTGTCAGTTTACGATTAAAACTGTCCTTAACACTTCTATGACTTAATAGGTTTGCGAAGTGAAAACAAATCGCCTTGACTCTTATCAGTTTTATTCCCTGTGCAGTCCTTCGACTTGAATCGGCTTGAAGCTATTCTATCGTTCACACTTCACGATTAAAAGTGTCTTAACATCTCTATTACTCAATAAGTATGCGAGGTGACTACGTTTCTATTTGCCGACATTCACTTCCATTTGTCGCTCTTTGATTCATCTTCGTTCATCTCTTATCTACTCAAAACAATCGTTTAAGGTCTTACGTTAAACCTTCTCAACACCTCTAGGATTTAATCGTCTGCGAGGTGAAAATCGACTTGATACGACTTGACTCGGATCCTTGCCGCTTCAATTTATTCGGCTCTATGTGACTCCAATTCAATCGCCTCAAAACCAATTATTGCCGCTTGACTCGCCTCAAGGTGTTTTAACTCTTTTCGACTTTATTCAAATCAATCGCTTGCCAGTTCCACGATTAAGAACTGGTATCCTTCTTTTTCTTTGTAATCTTATTTATAAGTTGTTTTATAGCAGGTCTGATGACATTAAGTAATAGTGGAGTAGAGGCAGCGACAGTAGCAATAATAGCTGTATTAACAACAGCACTAGCAGTTGGGATGTATTGATCGATAAACGGAACGTCTTCATAGATAGCAATACATTCAATACCATCTTCTCCCCTCTTATAACCCTTAACTCTCTCTGTACGCAACTCTGATGTAAACTCCCCGACTCTTCTGTCATTTTTACCAGGACAATCAGGAATAACTATATCTTCTTCTTTTTTTTCTGGAATCGTAGCATCTGGTGTTTGTGCTTCTGGTAAGGGTGGAGTTTCATTATTGACAGGTGCTTCTTCTGTAACGACAAGATTCTCAGGTGTATAGTCAAGAGGAACAAAACTAGGAAATGCAAAATCACACGTTGTATATACACCATTAGGATCATCTAATAACAAATTACGATTACCTGTATTCTTTATATCTCGATGCTGATAAGTACAACCAGGAACGTCTATATCAGGTGGTTTTGCTATTTCTATGTAATGAGGACTATAGATCTCTGGAACGTCTGGAATATATATCTCTTTAATTTGAATATCAGGTATTTCAATCGTAGGCATCTCTAGGAAGGTAAACTTCTACATGAGAATAACATTTTGGGCAGGAAAGATTAGTCACCATACTATATTCTCCAGACATTATTGGGTGATCTTCTCCATCTAAACTATGATCTGCACCCCAAATAAGTTCAGTTTCGCAATGCCAGCAGTTCATATTTGTGATTCACCCATTGTTGGTGGTATTGGCAAAGATGGACCAGTAATGTCAGGTAATCCTTTCTCTAATACCTTTGGCATCATTCCCTGTACATTTCCAAGAATTTCATTCATAACTCTTGTTTTAAATTGTTCTGAAGTTACATACTTGTAACCAAAGTACGCTCCACCACTCATGGAAGCTACCATTATGAATGAGATGATACTCAAAATCTGACAGATCCGATTTAGCATAGAAAAATGATTAAATTTGCAATATTGAAAGCACTATCTTTTTCAAGTGTGCTTGTATTACTGCTTATTGTAGCCCTATCCCCTCTCTACGTCACTATGGGGATAATGACAAGACAAATGCACGAAAAGGTTAATTAATCAGCAGCTTCGGGTGTTCCTTTTTCTGTATAAGGATCTTCGCCATTTAACCACTTAAGATATTCTTGGTAGTCGGTGTTTGCTTCGTCGAATGGAACAATTGCATTATCTTCTTTTCTTAAAATACAATTTGTTTGTACTTTATCTGAAGTGCCTTTAAAAAATTTGTAAGTCATAATTCACAATCTATACTATAAAGAGTTTGAAATTTTGCACCTGCTCCAGTTACATTCACGACTGCTCTAAAACCATCAATTGTAACTGCTTCAGCAAAGGGAGTGCCAACAGCATTTGTATCACTAGAATCACTTATTCTTGTTATTGTTGGAGAAGCTCTTTTTGACACAATATAACTCTGAGTTATACCAATATACCCACCTGAGAGATTTGTTGCTATCATACCTCCTTCAGCTTTCTCAAAATATCTCTGACATAAAGCAAGCTCCTGACCAAATGACCTATGCTCAAAATCTGTTGCCACGCCTGACCCTGTATTATCTACTTCTAATTGAACTCCAGTTATCTGCCAATAATCACTTGTTGATCCACCAATACCAAGATTAGATGCGTTTCTATTAGTTGCATTATAAGCAGTCCAAGATGATTGATGACTTCCCCCTGTAAAATTACTTCCACTATTTAACCACCATTCAATTTGAAATCCTCGACCATTATCATTATTGATTGTACCCGAAGTATCTGCTGGAATTACAACACTTTTTCTCTCCCAAGTATTAGCTGCTGAAATTGAATATTGAAATGAAACTGACTTTTCACTATCATCAAAATTTGCAATATTAACTGATGCGTTTCCTGTTTTATTTGACTTGACGTAAAAACTTAAAATACATGCCTTTGCATCACTTGTGCCATAAGCTAAATCTTGCAAATCTTGTGCTTCGACTCTATACATAAGTTGTAATTGGTCAGAAGCTGCTGGAGAAGCATCTGCTGTAGTACAACTTGCCTTAAAACTATTACTAAAACCATTGGGTGCATTTGTATCTTGATCGTAAGTGAAAGTTCCAAGACTTGTATGACTAATTCTAAATCTATCTACAGTTTTATACCCCGAATCTGTGCTGCCTGTAACTTGAGTTGCTCTTTGGCTACAAATCATTCCTCCATTTATGACCTTATTTCTATTACTTAGGTTATTAGTAATGTTAGCGGTACACGTTCCATCAGTATTGTTGACAGTAATAGCAGCAGTACTGGCTCCTACCCCTTTTATCGAATTTACCTTGATTTCTGACATTACGCTGCTACCTCCTGTAAAATAATTACACCTTCATTACCTTGAGATTGCAGTGTAACTAAGCCAGTAGCAGATTCTGACTTACCATAAAGTTTATAAACTATAGAATTTCCTACCGAATAACTTGGTGTATCTAATTTAAGGACATTAGCTTGTTCAATTAATCTTGCATTACTACTATACGTGGCTATAGCTATAGTGTTACTTCCACCTGATATGTTAGTAAAAGTACCTCCATTTATAGACCTAAAAATAGCTACCTGAATTTGTCTTCCCGCAGCTTTGGTATCTACAAGAATAGAAGATTGAATTAGAATTTTACTCGAAGCTGCTGAAGGTGTAATAGTTGCAGATAGACTACTTGCTACAAAACTTGCAGTAGTAAAACTATCTTCAGTAGTTGACGTTCCTTGTACAACTTGAATAATATTACCTGCCTTTGGATTTGTTGTTGTTAATATCGTTCCATCTGCTGTATCAGGTAAAGTCATTACCCTTGTATTGGCAGAAGAAGATGGTGCTTGTAAGCTGAAAGACCCACCACCTGATGCTGCGTTTAGTTTAATCTTTGCTGTCATTGTTAACTAGGTTTAGTAGGCCAAGTGACGTTCTTTATAAACATACCATCTATTTCGGGTGTTGCACTACTTGGTAAATCTCTTAATTCTTGACGATAAGTTTTCCAAGCTGTAGTTTCTGCAACTCCTGTTTCACTTGCTTTTGTAACGACCCAATCAGTTTCTTTCAACAAATTATCTCTATGTATTCTAAGCCTCTTCATAGCTTCTCCGTCTAACAGTTTTTGTTGTTCAGCATCAACTTCTGCTTTTGTAGGAATGGTTCCTGTATATACTGACTTATCCCAATCAATATTTTCATATATCAGTTCTCCTCTAACACACAAAGCATTTTGTAAATTTCCTACAAGATTGTATGCTGCTTCAACTAAAAAATCTGATTTGTCCATTATACGTTACTTAGTTTTCCTCCTACATAATAACTATGAGAATTACCGCTACCATTTAATAGAGCATAAGTTACATACATACTTAAACTCTGTGTACCACTGGGATCCCACTGGACAATATGATTGAAACTATAATTTTGCATATATTGATTATAAACTGCATGAGTAATATAAGTTCCCTGTTGGTTATACGTTTTATCTGTTTGATATAACCAACCTTGAACATAATTATGATTTGCACCTGTAGCTTGAAAAGTTATTGCTTGACGAATTATTAAAGCATAAATTGAAGAGTCAGTTGCGTTTGAAACGCTGCCTAAAAGTTGAGTACCAGTTATCGCATTAAAAGTGAATCCCGATCCAATCGTTTGGTCTATATGGGTTGTTGTGCCTGTTACAAGAGGGTCTGCACTAGCAACTGTAGTTGAAACTCCCGAAATACCACTATTTGTAATAGACATTCTTTCAACACCACCAGTAGCAAACTTGATAGTGTCAGCAGCAGGAAATGTTATACCAGTATTGCTATCTGTTCCTGTTAACGCTGGTGCGGAAACTGATCCATCAACCCCAGAAATACCAGTAGTGCCGTTAATGTTTAAAGCCATAATTAAAGAATAACAAGGATTGCACCAGATGGCACAGTTACAGTTACACCCGAATTTATTGTAGGGCTAACTGTATGTGCGTGTTTATTAGCCGTTAAGGTGTAATTAGTTGTAACTGCTTGATCTGATTCAAAAAATACTTCATCATTACCTCCTCCCGTAGCTCCAGCACCGCCCCCCACAGCAGTAAACTCAGATCCGTTATATATTTCAGCAGAAGTGGTCGTACTGTTGAATCTGAAGTCTCCTGTTGAGGGTGAACCAGGTCTTTGTGCTGTAGTTCCAACAGGTATCTGTAAAGCTGTTGTGTAATTATGTATTACATCACCAGTAAATGTTGCTCCTGCAACTGGAGCTAGACCTAAGTTTGCCTGAGTTACATTACCGATCTCGATATATCCATTATTAGCTGCATTTCTTATTTTTAATAAATTAGATGTTGTATTAACTGACAACTGGAACGCAACTTGTGTACCACTAGGATCTGCTGATCCACTATTTAAACTTTGTATAGCAGCAAAGACATTATTAAGGTCAGTTCTTACGGCAGAGCCTGTGCCATTAGCGATTGAATAGTCTGAAACTTGTGCCATTTAAAAAGCTACCTTGTGCATATTCTACCCTCCTTTACCAAATCCGACAGCCTGATAGGTAAAATTTCTATCAATCGAAGCATTTGATGAATTTTTGAAGTGAACAGTAAAACCCGTTCCAGAAACACTACTTACTTCAAAGTAATCTCCTGATGCCATATTCTGAGCATTGATACCAACAGAGGGTAAATTGGAATTTGCTCCAAGCAAAGAAGAAGTACCAACAAAGAATGGATTGGTAAACGTAACAGCCTTTGCCCCTGCTCCGCTTGCAATAACATTACCTTGTTCTGTTCTTCTCTGTAAAGATGCTGTATAACCTAGCTGAGAAACTCTTATGTCCTGTGCAGTATCATTACTTGTAAGTTTTGCTCTGAATTGAAATCCTCTACCTTTATAAGTTCCGTTAGCAAAAGTTTGAAAGTCAGAATAGGTAGGAGATCCAGATGGGTCATCTTGTGTAACTCTTACTAACATCTCAGCATTGACCTCTGTAGCTGTAGCTCCATCAAAATCTGTAATATCATCAATCAAACCTCTCGAATCAAATAAATCTGATGGATAGAAACCTTCTGTCAGGAAGTGACGTTTGAGATCAAGACTGAACACACCACCTAAATCTAAAGTATCTCCACCAGCAGTTCCTCCAAAATCATAAGTACCCTCTGGTACTATTCCGCCAAAATCATCTAATGAACCAACAGTATCGAAATCTGTAATATCATCAAAGTTTCCTCCTCCAGCTAAATTTAAGTTATTGTTGGTGGAATCAAAAGAAACATTAGTTTTTGTTCCTTGAAACTTAGGACTATCTAAATCTTCTCTTCTTGTCTGAGTAATTAAAGGTGCTTGATTATCAGGAAGTTCAAGAATTACACTTGTTTCTCCTGCACAGAATCTACCTCCATCATCTTGAAATTTTAAAATGTACTCGCCTTCAAGATATGGAACTTCCGCAGATGTGGTAGCACCACTAAGAGCTTGAATCAAGTCAGTACTATTAGTAAACGTACCATTACCATCGGTTAGAGGAGAATGTCTGACATATACTCTGCCTCCATGCGTAACATCTAAATCTGTAGATCTATTCCAACGTAATCTTACTAATTTTTCATTTATTGGCTCGGCTGATAATCCAGTAACATTTGATGGCAATGCAGTTTTACCAACAGCATTGAAAGTTAGATCAGCAGAAGTCGCACTTGTTTGCAATGCAGTATTGTAACTGAATACTTGAAACTCATACGTTCCAATATCAGTATTAAATATCTCAAAATCAGGAGAAGAAACTGTTGTAGAAACAAAGTTACCATTATTAAATCTATAGTTGACCTGATATTGCGTAACACCGACAATAGGCTGCCAACTGACAATAAGTTTTGATACCGCCTGATTATTTATTTCAACTATCTTTTCTTCAGCCTGTAAAGCGGAAGGAGGATCTTTTGGAAGATTGAGTACTGATACTGTTCTTGTTGGTAAGGTTGCACCATCTTCAATAAACGCATACTTTTCATTTACATAAGATAAAGCTGTAATTGCATAATTTATCCCATCAGTTTCTTCTACTGTTATTACTCTAAACTTCTGAGCTTGAACTGTATCATCTTGCAATAACCAAACTGTATTAGCATTTGGAGTTTGAGAAAAAGCAGAGGATACTGTTATAACTGCACCTGAGATAGTTGATACTGACTTACTTTCAACAGTTCCATCAGGCAATATAACACTCAATGTTGGATTGTTTGTTGTTGGTAAATCGGTTGCAGCAGAATCATCTACTGTTATCTGTGTAGTTGTAGCTGAACTTACTCTTCCACCTCTTCTTAGACCAGAACGTACAGGATCAGCTATTTCTATAACAGCACCAGGTCTGACAACAACACCAGAATCTATAGAAGTTGAAAATGAAACAATTTCACTTTCATTTTGTTCCGCAAATAAAATAGCTTTTGCTAATCTTCTAGCCTGACCTCTTGATGTACACGCAAATCCTTTTACTTGCTTAATAATTACCCCTAGCTTGGCTATCGAAGCAGTATCTTCGTAAACCTCATAATCTATTTCTCTACTATCCATATTGAAGTAAGAAACAGAAATAACAGTATTTCTTGTTTTTAATCCACTTCCTGAGTAACTGAATCCTTCTTCAGTTACATTAGCTAAATTAAATAAATAGCTTGCATCCTTTGGACTATCTTGTGCAAGTTGAATACTACCAGCAGACCATATTGGCATACATCTCATAACACCTGCTAATTCATTTATAAGATCAAATGCTTCACTTGATGATTGAATATTTACGTTGCAACTGAATCTAGCTTCCTGTCCTCCAAATCCATCATCAACAAGAGTATTAGCAAACTTACTAGCAGTAACAAAAGAAAAAAGATCAAGAGAACTATCTGTTATATGATTGCCGAATCCATATCTAGTATCGGTAAGAAGATCAAGTAAAACCATTGCAGGGCATGAACACCATTGAGCAGCACCCATAACTCCATTAAAAATATATCCGTCTGGATACACTATCCTGCCTGTTGCACTATCAACAGTAGGAGTACCAGAGCTATTTGCACCAGCACCAGGAATCCTTACTTTTATCCCTCTAATACGATACTTTCTGCTGGGTATTGATTGAAACTGCATAGAGTCCAATCGAACAGAAGCATAAGCACTATTTGCATAAGTATTAGAATCATCAACTATTTCAGCGAAACTTGTCCATTGAAATGCGTCTTGTAAACTTGAATCTGAACTATCAGCAGTAACTCTGGTAACTCTTATGTCAACAGGGAAAGCACCTGTAAAGTTTATTCTGTAATCTCTTTGGTACGCATCAGCAGTTCTTCCTGTAATTGTGTCAGAGATAATATCAGTAAAACCGCCAGAATTATATTGAACAGCAATCTTTAATGAAACAGATGATCCAAGTAAATCTCCTTTATCCGTTGCTTTTTGTATCTGAGGAAAAGTTATTGTGATATTTGCAGCATCAACATTTGAATTTGTTATCTGCCTAGTAACTGGAGAAGATTGAGTTACAGTTACTCCTACTGCTGTTACAGAAGAACTACTTTCAATTCCTTCAACTTTTGTTTGACCTGACGTACCAAAACGAGGATTGAATGTTACGTCTTGAAAATTAAAATCAGTTGTAGTTGGATTAGTAGAATCAGCAGATGATTTTAAAACAGGGGTATCGTTTAGAAATACATCTTTTAAGGCAGCATTATTATATGCAGCAGTTCCCTGTGTTCTACCTTCTTTAGACGCAGTAGCAAAACCTTCAATTTCTCCTTCAGAAATAAGATCAAGGAAAGTAGCAAACTGTCTACTATGTAAAGTATCAGGAGTTCTTGTCGGTTGAGGGGGAGGCGGAGGACTACCGCCACCAGAACCAATGATATTTTTTGGTGCGTCTGTCATGCTTGTACCTGCTGAGTATCAATAGCACCACTTATAACAACTGATCCTGTAACTATTTCCCCATAAACTATTGGAACGGGAGTACCTGCTCTTGATGTATTCTGCGTACCAGAAAAATTAAATGATAATTGTGGATCTTGTTCTGACTTAAATTCTTTTGGTTTAGGTAAGGGAAATAACATTTCAGTTACACCCATAAGCGTCAAGCTAACACCTAAAAATCCAACAGCTTTAGAAACCAATAAAGGAGTGCCACCAAAAGTTCCAATCGCTGCTGTTCCAAATGGATTAATAAGAGCTATACCAATTAATGCAGCACCTAATAATGTTTTTCCTAATCCACCACCAGCACCACTAATAACAGGGACAATGTGTATATCTTCCTGTCCTATTGGGTGATGTATTTCTTCTTGATCTACCGCATAATTACCAACTTTTACCTGATAATATTTAGGATTCATATATTTTTCTACTTGAGGAAAATTGTTTACAAGAAAACTAACTGCTTTTGCAAGACTATCTACCTGTATTTCAAACTCTTTATGACCTACAAATTCTGCAAGCTCGCCATATAATTTTAATTTACGCAACATAACGATACCTACCTCCTGTGCATTTTATCAACCATTGAGAATAAGGCTCTCTACAAGATAGTCTATCGGTTAAATGATGTAAAACATCCCCATCTAAGAAAATAGCTACATGATTTAAACCAGGAGATCCAATAGACATCAATAAAGCATCACCATTCATTGTTTTTTCATCTGGCCTAAGTTCTCTAAAACCAGTTCTCCAAGCACAAGTTTCAAATAATGGATTTAGTACAAATTCTTCTGGAGTTGTAGGTCTATCCCAATCTTTTAATTTAATACCTTTTTCTTCTTTATACCAATCTCTAACCAAACTCCAACAATCAGTAACACCCCAAACCCAAGGTCTACCTAATAAAGGTGGCTTAAATCCGCAAGGTTCACAATATCCCCACTGTTCTGTTTTTGGATTAACAATATGCCATGGAAGATTACTTTGTTCACAACTAATCTTATCTGCCTGACTAGGTGTAGGTGGTGTTACAGGATGACTATGAACAACGGCTGTTATCTCCCCTGTATTATCTGCCTTTACATAATCTTCTGGATCAATAATAAAACATTGATGATCTGTCATTGATAAATTACGGCAAGGATAATATCTTTCTTTTCCTCGAATATTCAATAATAGACCACAAGACTCTTTAGGATCTTGGTCTTTCGCATGTACAAGTGCTTCTTCTTTCCAATTCATGCTATGAACGTACCAATCGAAGGAAACTCTGTTCTAGTGCATTGTCTTTTAGGAGCACGAATACCAGCAAGATCAAAAACAGCAGCTAACTCAAATTGTACAACAGTTCTATTTTCTGCTGATTTTCTATCTATTTTATAAATTTCTTGAGGAAACTCTGCTGTAGGATCTGGTGTACCAAATGGATTTACCTGTTGAGATGTAGTTGTTGTAGTTTCTGAGCTTGTTGTATTTGGATCATTCATTGTGATTGTATTACCCATATTATTTCCATGGCTTGTGCAGTAGTATCTTAAATCGTTTGGTGCGGAAGGATATGCTGGTTGATAAGTAACTGTAGCATCTGTTCCAAGAGTTCCAGCATTGGTTGTTGTTTGTTGTCCTCCAGCATCAGATGTGATTCTTAAAGGGTGTCCAACATTTGAGCTATGAGATTGATTAAATATATATGTTGAACCACGTTTCATTGTTATAACAGGTTTTTGAACTCCATTTATTGCAAAGACATTATTACCTCCACTATCTTGCACAACTGTCACTGTATAAGTCACAGATTCAGCGTCAGCAGGGTCAGCAATCGTTGTTGTAGTTGTTGTGGTGCTTGTAGTCACAGGAAAATTAACAGCATCAAGATAACGTGCCAAGGTTCTAATCCTCGTCACAGTAGCTCCCGTTAGATCATTACCTGTGGTTACTGCATTTACATTTAACAAAATAGCTGTAATAGTTCCAAGAGCATTACTTATGGTTAAAGTAGGTCTAGGAAGTTGACCTTTTTGAAAAGCAAAACCTTCTGCCTGTATCGGCATTTTTAAATATTGATTACCAGCCCAAATAATATCTCCATTGGCATTTAAACTTGTTCCGTTATGAAATCTATAAGTCTGAGCAGAACCATGCAAAGTTGCATCAGTTGTTAATGTAAATAATTCAATTATTGCTGAAGGATTGATCTTTTGTAGATCAGTAATAATCGGAGCAGTACTCATGGTTCAAATACTTCTCTAAATGTTGCCTGTATTGTAGCTCTATTGTTATATGGTATTGATTTGTTCCAAGTTTCGCAAACAAATTTTTGTGCAACAGATTCCCCTGGAGCAGTAAAATCAAAACTATCACTATCATTTGCACGGGAATCAAGGAAGGTTTCTATTTCATCTGCTTCGACTTCAGAGACATTAAAAGTAAAATTATAAACTTTTGGATTCTGATGTTCTGCTAATCCAAATAATATTCTATGTTCAAAACCATCAGCAAAACGAATTGTTCTGGTATTTGGTGCGGATCTTTTTTGTTGTCCGTATATAGGTTTTATTGAAGGAAACGTAGCCATTATGCAAGCATACCTCCTGGTCGTTTTTGTTTAATTAATTCTGATTGTATAGCAACTGATATAAGACGGCCAAGTTCTCTACTCTGTTCTTCATCTCCTTCAACAGAGGAGCCAGAAGCATCTACATTTACTACGATATTATTTGTGACACCACCCATGCCACCTAATTCATGATTTGGAATAATAGTGCCTGCTCTATCTGGAACAAATAATTCAGCACCTCTTTCTCCAACGATTGAAGCTCTACCAACAGGAGGTCTACCACCATTTGCAAAATTTAAAGCACCAGCACCTATCAAACTTGTATCAAATCCTGTGTCAAAAACACTTTCTGTTACAAGAGGGACAGAAGTTACAGGCCCAGAAAATGCTCCTGTTAAAGCTGGATCTCCAACAGCACTAAAGGCATTAAAACTAAACAAATTATTAAATAAACTTAAAAATCCTTTTGATATTTGTGAAGCCATCATTTGTGCAGCCATATCCAAGAAATGATCTGCTATACGCATAAACATATTTCTAAATGCATCTTGAACACTCATTGTTCCTTTTATAATTCCTTTGAATGAATCAGAAAAACTATCTCCTATTGCTTGAGAAATTCCTACTAATTGAAATGCTGTATCATTAAGTTGTAAAATTTCTTTATCAAGTCTTGTTAATTCATCTCTATATAATCTTGCACCTATAATAAGTTCACTTTGAGCTTCTAATAACTCTCTAAACTTTTGTATTTCTTCTTGAGTTGGTGGTTTTCCTAAAGCATCTTGATATTTTTTAGTAAATTCAGCAATTTTTTGTGTAAATTTTACTCTTTCTCTTTCTCTAAATCCGATTTGATCAGTAATTTCTTTTTGTTTTTTTAAACTTTTAGATAGGTTATCAAATAAAAATTCTCTTTGTTTACCCAACATAACCTGTTCCTGTAAATCTGAACCTTCTTCTTTTAAAAGCCTTAAGTTTTCTTTTGCGTCTTTAGGAGAAATAATTTGTCCTTGTAATATTCCTTCTTGATATCTAGGTTGAAAACCTAAAATTTGTAAATTTCTTATCTCTTGTGCTTTTTTTATTTCTTCGGCTAATAAATTTTCACCTAATTCTTTTAAATCTTTTACTAAATCTCCAGTATTTGGTAATGATAAACCATCTAAAATACCAACACTATTAATAATTTTTGCTAAACCACTTTGAAGTTTTAAGAAAAACTGTGAAAAGTTTTTATTAATATTTCTTAAATCATTTGAAAATTTCTGTAAAGCATCAACTCCTTCTTGACCAATAACATTCGTAAGCTCTCTTTGTGTAAATAGAAATGCTTCATAGCTACCTTTAGATTGAGCTAAAAGTTCAATAAACTTACCAGTAGCTGTACCAGTTTCGCCTAAAGATTTTTGTAAAACATTAAAATCTTTTGTGAATTCTCCCAAAGCATTACCTGTTTCTCTTGTCGCTGCTACTAAAACATCAACTTGTTTTCCTAATTGAGTACCAACAATAGAAAGACCAAATCCTAATCCACCACCTAAAAATCCACCTGCAACACCACCAAGACCACCACCAACAGATGCACCTATACCCTGACCGAATAAGAGAGGAAAACCTCCACCGATTAAACCGCTACTAAGTGCATTACGCTGTCTAGCTTGCATTCCACCTCGTTCAAAAAACATTCCTCCTTCTTTAAACAATGGATTTCTTGTTAAAACTCTATTAATACCTCTTTGTGGACCATATTCGGCAGCACTAAATCCTGTAGGTCTACCTCTTAATAATCTCTCTCTATCTCTTTGTGTTTTCTTATCTTCTTCTGTTGGCAAACCAAGTTTTTGTGATTCACGCATTAATTTATTCATTTCTGCAATTCTTCTGTTGACATCTCGATATTCTTGTTCAGACAAATCAAGTTCGTTTCTTACAGAAAATAATTTTGCAATATAATTATCAATCGCATTAATAGTATTAGCTGGTTCAAACTCAATTAATGTACCTAAATCTGCACCTTGAAAACCAGCTACACCAGGTTGATTACCTCTAGCAATAGCTGTAAATGTATCGGCAGTAATTTTTGCTTGATCATTATATCTCTTTAATGCTGATAATTTTTCAGTAAATCCTATCTTTGTTATAGCTTGTGTAAAAAGTTGAAAATCACTAGTTGTACGACTTGTTTCTCTTCTGACTTCTTGTAATTTTGCAGCAAAAGCACCAAGTTGCGTAATACTTCTTGTATTTTTACCATCAAAATTAACTAATCCTTGAGTATATGCTTTAAAAGCCTCTTTTGCCTCTAAAACTGCTTTTTTAACTTGTTTTTGTTTATCTGCAAAATCTTTAGAAAAAGGACCACCAGGAGTTCCTCTACCTCTTTGCTTTCCTATATCACTTAATTCATTCTTTAATCTTTCAGCAGTTGATTGTGTTTGTTTTAATATCTTATTTAATGCTGCTAACTTTTCAGTTCGAGTCCTAACATTAATATTTATCCCATACTCTGCTGCCATTTACTCGACCTAATAAATTACTTCTATCTTACCGCCTTCTGGGTTTCATGGCTTGTTTTTTTTGCACTTGTTCTTTATGTTTTTCCTCCTCTTCATGTTTTAATTCAAAAAATGCAACCCAAGATACTAATTCTTCTCTTGTTAAATTTTCTGTAAGTTGTCTTAATGTCATCCCTAACTCTTTTGCTAAAGAAAACAAGATGTACCATTCAGTATTAGCTTTTTAAAATTGCTTTCGCTTCCTCCACTTTTAAATCATCTCCTGATGTCATCATTGCCATTTGTATGTCCTGCAAAATAGTTGCATTTACTTCTCTTCTTAATGATGCCTTGTGACCATCTTGAAATAATCTTTTACCATTCTCATCTAATGCTTTTTCAATCATAAGATTTAAAGCAAATTCATTCCCATCATCTCCTTTTGATTTAGCTATAATTGATTCTCTTTCTGCAATAGTTAATGGATGCCAATATATTTGTAATATTGTCTCTTCTCCATCCTTTACTTCATATTTATATTTTTGGCTAACACCAAACTTGTTTCTGAGGAGTTCAATCGCTTCCATAGTATTCTAATATAATATTTATATTATACTTATATTAGGCATTTGCTGTAAATTGACAAGAAATAATTCCAATAAAATGACTTCTATCTTCTATTTGTAACATAGTTGGACCATTTACATCTGCAACTCTTGGAGTACAACTAAAAGTATCAGTATAATCAGAAGCATTAACAGAAGTAAGTCCATCAATAACAGATTCACTTATAGCAGATACAACTGAAGTTCCTTTATTTTTAGGTACATAGATATTACATTGAATAACACCAGCATAGTAATCAGAGGCAGCACCTTGATTTTGTAATGTTGATTGAGTAAAACTTAAATTCATAGTTATATATTTTTTAGTTTTTCCAGGAGTTGTGAATGGGACATTATCATTAAGAACAGAAACAGTATTATCTGCTGCAACTACTGCGTCTGTAACTGCTTTTTCAAAAGCTGCTCTGGCATTAACTAAAGTCATAATTACGAAGGTTCAATATAACGCTGAGTAGATCCAGGCTTGATCTTACCAAAACCACTACCAGGTCTAGCTCCTACATATATCTTACCTTTCTCTCTCATATTATCTTTAATAATTTTACCAGCTTCACCTTGAACCCATTGTGAAATTACAGGATTTTCAGAAGCGTAACCAGCATACTCAGCAGTATTACCAATATAAATATCTTTATCTCTAAATTTGTAATTAGTACCAACAGGAAAACGAGGATCGATTACTGGATCAGGTCTTGATGTTGATGTTTTATTCTCCCAATTTTCACTACCTTTTGGTAAATTAAGTTTGCTATCTTCTCTTTTTATTGATGCCCAAGGTTCATGATCTTGAACACGATCTGTTTGACCAATAGGATTTCTTCTTACTTTCCAACTAGAGGCTAAAAAACCAGTATAAACAGGACTAGCTTCAGCAGTGCTTAAATTTGCATGAAGTTCTCTAATAGTTTGTGCAAAATCAGCATCTAATTGTGCCATTTGATTATTCATAACATTTTCAGCATTAAAATCCTGTTCTCTTGGCATTAGAACCTCACCAAAATAGTAAACAGATAAGTCTGTCCACCTTGTTTTGTATCAATATCAGTTATCTGTGCAACTCTTGTAGATCCAGCATAAGTTAATGTAATCTCATCATCAAAATCAGGTTGATTGTCTCCGATAAGATCAGGTGTTATATAAATTTTTGCCTGTCTTATTTCTCTACTATCATCTTCAGTTGATCTAACAAATTCAACTGGTGCTTTAATGGTATAAGTCGTATCAGTTGTAGTGAATGCTCCTGTACTTGTGTTATAACTACCAGATGCTTTTTTTGTATAAACAATAGAAGAATCAAAAGAAGAACCTAAATCAGAAACAATCTGCTTGGCAACATTTTTAAATAATGAATCTAGTTGACCTGCCATTACCCTCTAACAACCCTCATTTGAAAACTACCTGCTCCACCTAGCATATATGCTCCAAGATAACTTTGTAACCAAGGATAAACATCTAAAATATTATTAATAGATCCAGTTCCCTGACTATCAGTATTATATTTAACTTGAATGTCACCTAACTGAACTTCAGAAAAGTTTCCATCTTTACCAGTAGTACCAGTAATAGCATCAGTATCATTTGCCAAAGCTCTAGCTAATTCATATTGTGCATACTTAATACCATTAGGAATCTTAGAACAAGCTAATTCAACACCATCTACTTGATAATTATTTCTTGGAAACTTTAATGCCTGTCCATCATCACATCTATCTCCATAAAAAACTAAGGTATCAATCCATCTTGCAGCAGATATTAATGATCTTTTCTTTTGATCGTCTGTTTTATTTGTCCAAGTAGAAGAATCTGGAGAAGTATCAAAATAATCATTAGCTTCTGTCAATGTGACATAACTATTAGCATTTTCTCCTTTTATTGTTGCGTCTATAGTAGCTGCCACGATTA